CTAGCCGATCCGCGCCTTGGCCGTTTTTCGGAACACCGCGCTACCGATACCGGTTAGCGCGAGTACGACGGTCAGGACGTCGGCTTGGGTCAGGCCTTCAGGCAGGATACCAAGCGCTGCTGCGACGCCCCACAGGCTGCCGATTACGCCGGTCCAGATGGCCTTGGACGCCCACCAGGGTTTCAGTTCTTCCATGTCATTTCTCCACAAAAAGGCTCGCGATAATCGCGAGCGAACAGGTTGATGATGGGAGTGGCGGTTCAAGCCTCGTTGGTTGACAGCACGCCGTTGGCCGCGAGTTGAACCGGCTTCGCGCTCGCAGGAGCCTTGCGATAGGCTGGCCGGCGAATGGCGATGCAGCGATCCCGGGCGATCCGGGTGATGGTCACGCCATCGGACTGGTTGCCGCCCAGCACGTGGAACGCCCCATAGTCCTCGCCGACATAGAGCCCGACATGGCCGGATCCCTGCGCACGGCGGAACACCAGGATGTCGCCCAGTTGGGCCCGGTCGGCTGGTATCCCGAACTTCGCCCAGTTGCGCGCCCAGAGCGGACCTTCCACGATCGGCCGGCCCGCGCGCTTTGCGACCACGGCCACGAACAGTCCGCACCACGGAATGCTATCGGCAGTGTAGGTCTTCGCAAGCCCAGTCTCCTTCGCCCAGCTCAGGATCACCGGGTTATCGCCAGGCCCGGCCACCTCGAAGGTGCCGTAGAGCTTGCGGGCCTCCTCCAGCATCCGGGGAAGCGGGCGCAGGTCATCGATCCAGCCATAGGCCGGTGGCAACGGTTTCATGGATGTCTCCCGGGAAGTTAGCGGCCGGACAGGCCTTTGATGGTGGCGTAGAGGACGGCGAGCGCGGTCGCGAAGGTCGACAGCCACTTCACGAACCGGACCATGCCGGTCGCCGTGTTCCAGGCCTCGAGCAGATCCTTCAGCTCCTTGCGGACGGCCTTCAGGTCCTCCTGCATGGCCTCGAGATCAGCGCGGATCAGGGCAATCTCCACGGCGGAATCGCGATCAGGATTGTCTGCCATCAGCGCAGTCTCCCGATGATGGCGATGTCGCCCGGGGCCGCATCGAGGGCGTGCCCGGCCGGCAAGTCGAAGTCTGTCTGCTTCTGCCGCACACCTGTGGCGTAGTGGGAAAACAGCGCATCACGCTCAAGCACGGCCGGCCCGATCAGCACCGCGAAGTGGTACTGCACGCCGGGCGTCCGCCGGAACTTCTGCACCACGCAGCACAGCGTGAAGTCGTCATGGAAACGCCGGGTGAACTCCCCGGCCGGAAGATAGCCGCCGCCGTTCTCGACATTGTGGAGGCCCCGTGTCCAGCGCTGCGTGATCGGGCCTTTGGGTCCTTCGAACACATAATCGGCCCAGCCATTTATGCAGACCGATACATGCTCGCACAGGGTCCAGGCCACGCCAGCATCGTACATTTCGGCGATGGTGGGGTTCAGCTTCGGGGCCACGAACTCCAGCATCGGCCAGAGCCGCCAGGAGTTGGCAGCCCGGCGGAAGGTGAACCCGTTCTTGAATACCCCGTAGTTGATGTCGAGGTCGTCGTTGATGGCGATCACCTCGTCGGTGACCGTGGGCCGGCGATCTGACTGCATCGCAGTTTTCCTTTTAGCTGACCGTGACCGAGACGACTTCGCGCACGACGTGGCTGCCCGACTGGCCGCCCGAGGTGCCGATCGCGGCGCCACCCTGCGTGGTGGAGAGGTTGAAGGTGTCGGTCGCGGCGTTGATGACGAAGTAGGTAGTGTTGGCGAGAATTCCGGTCGGCAGAGCGCCGCTGGTCGTGAACTGGACCCGGTCGCCGTTGGCGAGCCCGTGCCCTGTCGCGGTCACCGTCGCGGGACTGGCAATGGTGATGGTGGCCGCGCGTGGCAGCATGCTCGCAAACAGGTTACCGCTCAGCGCGCCGAACGCCTGGTAGGACGAGATCGGGTTCTTGTAGCCGTAGCGGGTGCCAGAGCCGGAACCGGTGAAGCTGATCGCCGCGCCGCCCGGGGTCGCCGCGATCTTGAACGCGCTGGCGCTCACCACCGACTGCACGAAATAAATAGTGAACGCCGTGATCCCACTGGGCATGCCGCCGGTGCAATAGAACTGGACCGGATCGCCAACGGCGAGGCCATGCGAGGTCCAGTTGATGTTGTTGGTCGGCGAAGGGCTGAAGGTGATCCCGGTGACGGTGGTGAGCCAGGAGACGGAGCCCGTACCCAGCGTGAACTGAGTCCCGTTGATCCGCAGGCGCTGCGGGGCCGGCGTCGCATTGTAGCCGTCGACGCCGATCAGCGTGGTCGATGTGGCGGCATAGAAATCATAGCTGTGAACCAGCGCGCGGATGGCGCGGCCCTGCCAGGTCGCGGGCGCGAAGTTGCCGCCGGAAAGGTTGGAGAAGTAGCCGCCGTCAGCGCCGTACTGCTCGACCGCGCTGTATTTGTCGGCCCACTGGTAATAGTTGACCGGCAGCGCGACCTGCTGCCCGCCGCTGCCAGCGCCCAGCAGGGTCATGAGCACGCCGGCCATCAGTTGAGACCCGCCCCGGTGATGACCCAGGTGGTCGCCGCGACCTTGACCAGGGTCGCCAGACCGTAGCCATCGAGCGTGCGGCTGCCGGAATTGGCCGTGCCGGCCTGGCGCAGCGTGTCGGTGGTGATCGAGATCGTCTGCGCCGTGGCGCTGTCATTGTAGATTACGATCGTTGCCCCAATCGGGAACGCGACCGAGCCATTGGCCGGGATAACGACACCGCCGGTGGTGATGCTGATGTGCTTGCCATTGTCGGTCAGCGCCAGGGTATAGGCAGCGGTCCTGCTGTTCTGGGGAACGCCTCGGAAGCCGACGCTGCCGGTCGCAATCGTGCCGCTGTCGCTGACGGTCGAGGCCGCATTGAAGGTGCCGCCATTGATCGCCGGGCTGGTCAGCGTCTTGTTGGTGAGGGTCTGCGTATCGGTCGTACCGACCACTACGCCAGAAGGCACGGCTTTGCCGGCCCAGGAGGTCAGCGTCACATTATACGCCTGGACGTCGGTACCGATGGCAAGGCCAAGGTTGGTGCGCGCCGTCGCCGCATCCGGGGCGCCGGTACCGCCACTGGCGATGCCGATGGAGCCGGTAAGCTTGGCGGCAGAGAGCGAGGTGATCCACGCAGGATCGGCATAGCTGCCGGTGGCCAGCAGGGCATTGGTGCCCTGCGAAGGCGCGGCCAGCGCCACCGTCCAGGCAGCGATCGTGCCGCTGCCGCCGGTCATGCCGACATTGACGACGAGCGTACCGGTGCCGCTGGTGTAGGCCGTGATCTGGCCGTGCATCCAGTTTGCTGGCGATGCCGTGCTGGTGATCGTCACCCACTGGCCGACGACAAAGGCCTTGCCGGTCTGAACCGTCAGCGACTTCGAGCCGGTGCCAATGGCGAGGCTGGTCGTGCTGGTGGCATTGGTGCCGGGCGCGTTGATGGCGGTGGCAGCACTGGCAGCGGCGCTCGCGGCATAGCCATTGGTCTCGGTGGCGAGCGCATTGGCCTGGGTGACGAACGTCGGCAGCGCGCCGAGAAAGGCTTCGGCGCGCACGTTGAAGTTCGCCGCATCCGTCCGGGACGGCGGCGTCGGCAGATCTGTGATGGGCATGGGAGCTCTCTCGGGAGGTTTACGTCAGGCCCTCGATGGTCAGGCTGCAGTAGCTGACCGTCGGGTAGGCAAGGTCGATCGAGAACTCCTTGTAGAAGCCGTAGACAGTCAGGCTTTCGAAGGTCTCGGAGCCGATCCAGAGGACCGGGGTGGCGCGCAGCGCGGCAAGGTTGCGATGGATGTCGTCGACCGCATCGGTCGGCATGACGACCCTTGCGGTCATGCGCTTGGCAAAGGCGCGCTCGACCACCGAGATCACGCCGAACTGGTCGGCCTCCTTGCGGCTGTAATCGATGATGCCGATGTCCACGCCGTGCTCGGTGTCGCCCAGCGAGAGCTGACGTCCCAGCAGCAGCGACCCACACGATACGATGTCGTCCGGGTTATCGCGGGTGATGGTGACGGTGACGACGCCGTTGGCGTAGACCGGCACGTCGAGGAACAGCAGTGTCGACTTGCGGCCGATCGGCTCGAAGAACCAGGAGAACCAGTTGTCGATGGCATTGCCGCCGAGGTTGAAACTCTGGGTGCTGGTGTAGTTGGTCACGCCATCAACGGTCAGCGTGACGGTGGCGCTTTCGGCATCGGTGTCGATCAGCGCCACGGCATCGACCGCACCCGGCGCCAGCACGGCCTGGAGTGACGCCGCCCGGGTGCTGGCCGTGCCGACCCGCGCATCGAACATCGCCCAGCGGTTGGTGGGACCAAGGTCCAGCCACTTCGTCGGATCGGTCGCCGGGTTGACCCCGGTCGAGGCCGCCAGTGCCTCGTAGCGCCGATGGGTTGTCGTCAGGATCACCCGGTTGCCGGTCACGTAAGCGGTGCCGGCACTCCAGGCAGGATGATCGTTTTCGGCGACGGTGCTGCTGGTCAGCATCGCATCGGTGATCGTAATCGGTCTGATCAGCTTCATGCCGCCGTCCTCGTCGACAATGCGTCACCGTCCGGTGTCACCCGCTCGAGGATACGCGCAGTCTTGCTGGTGCCCGAGGCGATCGTGGCCGAGGCAATTCGCTGCTCTTCCCGCAGATCCGCCACTTCCTGCCGCAGCGCCTGCAGTTCACCGATTAGGGCAGACTGGCCGTCATTGGCTGGGATGGTCGCGACGCCCATCTGGTTTGCGGCGAACTGGTCCCACCAACCGGGTGAAGAACTGTCGGCCGGCGCCACTTCGACCCCGGCGGTGGCGCCGGACACCTGATTGATGATCGCCAGCGTCTGTTCGAGGCTGGCTGCCGTCAGACCCTGCAGACGCGCCAGATCTTCGCCAGACTTGGCCGAATTGGCCGCGACCGAGAGCAGGGCCTGGCTGAGGCCCGGAAGGGCCCGGGCTGCCTCCTGGTCCCCGCCACGCGCCAGCATCGAGGCATTGTTGAACTCGGCCAGCGCCCTTGCGTAGCTTTGGGGTCCGGTATCCATGACGCCACGAATGCGCTTGATTTCGGCGATCAGGCCGTCGGTGATCTGGGCCCAGGCCGAGCGCAGTTTCTCCGCGGCATTGGCTGCAGCTTCGGCGGCCTTCTGCTGATCTTCGAGCGCCCAGACCTGCTGCTGCAGTGCCCGGTTGCTGGCATCGAGCTGGGCCAAATCGAGCGCCCGCAACGCCGCCGTATCACCCTGCAGTTCGAGCATGCGCCGCTGCAGCGACAAGCGCTCGTCGGCAATGGCGGCAGCGCTGGCGGCATCCTGCGCCGCGCCGACCAGATCGGCAAAGGCCGGGGCCAACTGGATCAGCGCGACATAGGCCGCACGTCCGGCTTCGGTGGTGAGGTCCTGCGCTTCGACCAGAGCCCGGAAGCCCGCGATGCTGTCGGGCATGGCAAGCCCCAGACTGTCCAGGACCTTCGCCATCTGCGCGGTGCGCGCGGCTGCCTGCTCGGCGCCCGTGTAATAGAGCGAAAAATACTCGTCAGTTGCCGCCGCCATGTCGCTGACCGTGCCGAACAGTTCGACGAGATCCATGGATGCCGCGATCGTCAGGTCGGTCGACCGGCCCAGCAAGGTCATGGCGCTGGTGACCGCCTCGACACTGGAGGCGACCCGGATCAGCGTCTCGAAATAACCTTCACCAACCTTCTGAAACTGGTCGAGTCCGGCAATAGCGTAGCGGGCCAGATTGTCGGCCGCGGCACCGAACACGGCTGCCAGCTTCTCCTGGATCTGCGCTCCGGTCAGGCCCTTGAGGTCGATCTTGCCGATGTTGATCACGAAGCTGTCGAGCCGGGCCTGCACCTCGTCCAGCGACAGGCCCAGCGGGCCGGCAGCAGCCGAGATGGCATCGTAGAATCCGGTGAAGATCAGGCTGAACTGGCGCTCGAGTTCAGCGCTCGCCTCGGAATATTGCGTGCTGTAGCGGGTGCTGGTCGTGATCCCGAGGAACTTCTTCTTTTTCTGGATGTCGGTGTAATACTGCCCCTGGAACCCGCTGGACATGATGCCGCCAAGCGACTGGGCGCCCCCGTAAATGCCCTGACCGGTAATGCTGGTCTTGGTGCCGAACAGCGAGCCGATCAGCTTGCCGATCGCGCCAACTACGCCGCCCAGAATGCCGCCGATTACCGGGATCTTGTCGAGAACCGAGCCGACCTTCTGCATCGCCCCGCCGAGAATGGCGGTGACGCCGGTCGGCTTGAACCCGGTCTGCACGCCGGCAGCAAGGTCCTCGGCGCCATTGGTGCGGATGATGAGATTGGTAAGCCCGCCGATATTGGCCTCGATGCTGCGCAGCGACGCCAGCATGGCGGCCGAATAGCGCATGGTCAGCGTGTCGACCTCGCGCAGGTGGTCGATGGCCTTGGCGATGCTCTCGGACTTGGCTTCAGCGTCGCCGAACACCGTGCCGGTCCCGTCATTGGCGGCTTCGGGTTTGGGCCCACCACCGCCAAAGGCTCCGCCGATCGCGACGCCGAGCGATGCAATCACCCCGGCCGTGACTGCGCCGGCCGCAATGTTGAGCGGGAACGGCAGCGAGCGGATGGCATTCACGACAGCCTCGACCGCCTTGATGCCGGTGGTGATGATCGAGTTGCACTGTTCGACACCGGCCCGCGCCGTATCGGACGCAGCCATGGCAGTATCGGAGGCGACCTTGGCGACGGTCACACCGCCGATAAGCCCGATTTTCACCGCGGCATTCTTGATCGCGACCGCCAGTTCATAGGCGCGGAACGCCTTCTCGGCCGCTTCCAAGGCCTGAAACCCCTTGGATCCGGCCTTGAAGAAGCCCTTCGCCGCACTGGCGAGGTTGCCGTAGTGGTTGATCTCGGCGGCTGCCTGCGCGGTGCGGGCTGCTACATACTGGAACGAAGCCCGGCCGTATTCACGCTCGGCTTCGGCAATGCGCCGGGTGGCTGCCTCTTGGTCGGCGGCATAGCGCGCAAACTCGGCCGCGACCGCGCCGATGGCGCCGCCGACACTGCCGAAGGCTTCGGCCATGCCCTGCGCCGCGTTCTGGGTCTGGTCCGCCATTTCCTGGAGCGTATCGAGATACTGCTCCTGTTCCTTGAGGCCAAAATCATGCTCGATCAGCTGGCTGCGCGCCGCCCGATAGCGTTCCCAGGCCTCGACCCCGCGCTCGAGCACGATCTGCTCGCGCTCGGCCTCGAGGTTGGCAAGCGCCTGTGCCCGGGCCGATTGGCCCAGCATGGAGACCTGCAGTTCGAGCGGGGCCACGGTCTGGCGCAGGAATTCGGAACTCGCGAACGTGCGGGTGGCCTGTTCCCAAGCTTCGCCCGCTTCAAGAATGGCAATCCGTGCGGCGTCAGTCGGAGCCTTGAGCGCCGCCATGGCGACTTCCATCCGCTTGATCTCGATCGGGGTCTTGCCGATCTTCGCGGTTTCGAGGGCAAGATTAGCGGCAAACTCCTGCGCTGCCTGCAGGGCGCGCTCGGCTTCGCTCTCCTTCCGGCTGCTGCGGCCGGACCCAGTGCGGCCCGCCCGGTCCGAGCGATCAGCCCGGATCCCGGCAGCGTCGGCGGCGAGCCGATCGCGGGCAGCCTGCAGGGTGTTCTCGCGCCACTGGGCCGAGAAGGCATCCATCATGCCCATGGCGTCGCCAAAGGCCGAGGTGAACTCGTCGCGGACCGTCGCGCCCATGCGGGCGGTCGATCCGGCAAAGCTGTTTTCCATGCGCGGGAGGGCAACCGTCTCGATCTGGCTGATGGTGGCAAGGCCGACCCGATCGAGCACCGGATTGACCCAGCTGGCCAGCCAGTTGAGCGCGGCGATGGCCTTGTTGGCAAGATACTCGATCCCGCTGATGGCCAGGTTGGCAGCGCCCACCGCAGCTTCGCCGATCACGCCGGGCAACGCCTGCCAGACGGTGCGGATAGCACTGAACCCGCCGACCCAGCCGGCATAGATCACCGCGATGCTGATCTTGCCGACCTCGAGTACCTTCTGGAACGCCCAGACGGCCCAGTCCTTGAGGCTGGAGAAGACCGGGCCGAGGTTGAGCCCGTCGCTGATCGTGCGCCACAGCCCGCGCATGACGTCGCCGGCCGTGATCCCGACCGGCCCCAGCTTTTCCATCTCCTTGGCGGTGAGGCCAAGGCTCTGGGCATAGCGGTCGAGTTCGCCCGACTGCTTGACGCTCGACTGGAACATCTTGAATGCGCCGAAGGCGATCCCGGCCGCGGCGGCCGCAGCCAGCAGATACGGATTGGTGAGCGCGGCCGCCGCTGCACTGGCGGCAAGCCCCAGCACGGCCCGCGCCATGCCGCCGATGCCAACGCCAGCCTGCATCGCGATCTGCCCGATCTGCGAGCCCTGCTGCATGAACACGGTCATCGGCTTCTGGCCCGAGGCCAGGCTGACCACCACGTCATTCAGCTGGTAGACGAGGTTCTGCATCTGGTGACCGGCAAGCTTTGCCGAACCGCCCATCCGGGTGATGCCGCGCGTACCGACGGCCTCGATGGCCCGGTCGGCACGTCCGGCGGTCGCGGCAATATCATTCATCGCGCCGCCCACGGTCCGCTTCATATCGGCCATCTCCTTCTGGAGACGGGCGATGTTGGTGATCATCTCGATCTCGAGGGTGCCGGCTTTCATCGGTTCACTCCTTCGAGTTGATCAGCGCCCGGAAGGCTTGGGAGACTTTGCGGGATACAGTGGGGCGATTGGTGCCGTCGGTGATGTCGGTCCAGGGCGCCGGACAATCTGGTTCCCTGGCATTCTGGCTTTCGGCGACGAACTCGACCGACAGGCGGCGAAGCAGCCGGCAGAGCCACGGTGCCAGTTCAAGCCCCATGCACGACTGCCAGTGGGCGATGGTGCCCCACGATAGCGGCACCGCGCCCATGGCGCCGGGCTCGGATGCGCCGATGTCCATCAGGGTGTCGATGATCCATGGCGTACGGATCGGCGGCATGTCGGGGACGATGCCGTCCGCCGTCATGCGCTGAAGGCGGGTCTGCGGGTCGGGATCTTCCGTTGTCTTGCCCGCGGACTGGCGCTGCTTCGGCGCGGTGCCGAGCCAGGCCAGCTGCCGGACGTAGAGGCTCAGCTCGCGGCCGAGCTCGTCGTAAAATTTGCCCAGTCATTGATGTGCGCTGAGACCTGGGCCGCGATGAAGCCGATCGAGGGATCTTCATAGGCCTTGCGGAACAGGGCAGCGCCTTCCAGCCCCTCGGCCGGCGGATAGGTGAAATGGTTGAAGCTGACCGTACAGGCCGCGAGAAACTCCGCCTGTTCGGCGAGCTTTTCCTCAGCCGTCTGGTCCATTTTCCCCCGCTTCTTGATCTTGTCGACCAGCAGGTTCTGCTGGCGCGACTGGGCGCGCTGATAGACCTTGGTGCCCGGGCCATAGACGGTGATGGAGAGGCGCTGGCCCTTGTCGTCGTACAGCGGGGCGTCATCGCCGCCGACCAGTTCGACGATCGAGGTTTCGGTCGCGGCAAGCTTGGTAATGTCAAACATGAATGGTCTCCGTCAGGGACGTGGCAGGGATCAGGGAGCCAGAACTTCAACCACGCCGACACCGGCGGAATTGGTCGTCAGTTCCAGCGTCACGGTGGCGGTGGTGATCTGGTCGACCGAGCCGACGTTCACCTTGAAACTCATGACCTGGGCCTGGAAATAGTACTTGTCGCCGTTCTGGGTGGTCACGAGGAAGCTGTGATCGCTGTCCGAGGTTGAGGCCGATTTCAGCAGGATCTGGCCAGCATCGTCGGTATCGAGACCGAGCTGGATGGTCATCGTGCCCTGGTTGAAGCTGCCCTTCTTCTTGACGACGCCGCGGCTGCCGACCGGATTGAAGGTGACGAGGTTATACTCCCGGCCGAACTCACCGAGGTCAGATACCTCGCCAACCAGCGTCATGGTCAGCGCATTGTAGCCGGTGGGATCGAAGGTCGCAGGGGTGGAAGCCGACACCTTCAACGTGGTGCCGGCGGAAGTCCGAACGGTCATGGCAGTGGTTCCTTATTGAAGGTGAGGCCTCAGCGCGCCTCGTTGAATGAGACGCGGAAATCCTGCGTCTGCATGTGGATGCCGGTCTCCTCGTCGAGGAAATCAGGACCGGCGGAGTCGGTGTGGACGGTCACATCGGTGAGCCCGTCGATTGCGGGCATGCGATCGGCTGCTGCCGCCCGGACCGCGCGCATAACGGCCTTGGCAGCCGGATAGCTGGCGGCGAGCACCGTCACCTGCACCCGCTCGGTCACCCTGCGTTTCGGGCCGGGCGCGGGGATATTGCGGTCGGTGCCGCTGACCGACATGAGCGAGATCGCCGGGAGCAAGGTGCCCTGCGGCAGCATTCCAGCGACAATCCGCACCGCAGGGACGAGTGCCGTCACGCCGGTGTCAGCCACCAGGAGCGAACGGACCACAATGACCCCGTTCATTCGTTATCGACCTCGAGGCTGGGCGCCTTGAGGTTTCCGATCTGGACTCGGTGCGCGATGTAAGCGCCCATGGCGTTGACGGCTTCCTCGGCCTTCTGGTCCAGCGCCGGACGCAGGAACGGCTTGGCCACATGGCCCGGATGCATGATGACTGGACCGACAAAGTTCTCGCCGATCTTCAGGCTGCCGCGCTTCACCATCTTGTTGATCGTGCCGATGCTGACCTTGCGCGGGCCGCGGCGTGTATTGCGCACGGGCTTGTCGGCTTCGGCGACCGAGATGAGGTGCGGCGCAACGCCATATTCGATGAACAGGCCGAGATAGGAGCCAGACCCGCGCAGCTTCACATAGGAGCTGAGCCGGCTGCCGGCCGTCCGGGTGCCGATCCCGATCGCCTTCTTGAGCTGGCCGGTGCGGACCGGCACGTTGGCCTTGGCCTGCTGCTGAATGACCTTGGTCCCGGCACGCAGGCCGCCGCGGATGACGTTGCGCTCGAGGTTTTTGGGCAGTTCGTCGAGCAGGCGCAGCAGTTCAGGGCCGCCCTTGAGCCGGATCGTCATGGCGCGGCTCCTTCGCTGCTATGCTGTTCGACAATGAGTTCGATGCCTTCGCGGCGGCCGATTTCGGCGGGGCCCGACACGATCTGCAGGACGCGGGTCCCGATGATCACCCGCATGTCCGGGGTGATCCCGGCGAGATGGCGCATCCGGATCCGCGCAGGCCGGTTGGCGATGACAATGCTGTCGGCCAGGCGCTCCGCCCGGCTGGGCAACACGTCCTGGACCTCAGCCCAAACCGTGGCGAACTCTGTCCAGGTTACGGTTTCCGTCCCATAGAGAGGATCAGGGGTGACGACCTTGCGCTCGATCCGGATCCGGGTGTCGAGCCTGGATGCTAGACCCATCGCGCGGCCAGCTGGTTCACGAGGGTATCAAAGGCCAAGCAGCCTGCACCTTCGCGGTTTTCGAACAGGGAGGCGGCTTTAACGAGGATCGCGGCCCGGGCGATGGCCAGGTCCGGATGGTCCTCGGCAAAACCGGCAGACAGGGTGACGGTGATCTGCCCATCGAGCGCCAGCGGGGGCCATGATTTGCCGGCAGCGGGGCGGATACGCATGAATCCATGGCGTGCCCGGGCAATATAATCGACCTCGGGCAAGGTGACCGTCGCACCGCCGGTGGCAGTGTAGGTTATGGCCGCAATCGTCACCGGCCGGACCGGCACGGTGATTTCATCGGGCCACGTCCCCAGCACCACGGCGAGCGTCTGCTGGCATAGCCGCAGATCCGTGAGCCGTTCGAGCTCGGCCTGGGCCGCATCGAGGTGGACGGCCAGCAACATGTCCTCGTCATGGGCGTCGAGACGCAGCTGCTGGCGCGCTTCCTCGAGCGTCACGGGACGTTCCTGGGGTAGCGCGATCGTGACGATCTCGGACATTATTCCGCCTTGGTGCGGTGCGTGGATCCCGATTTGCGGGTGACCGCAGGTGCAGGTTCGTCGGATGCAACTTCCAACGCGAGCCCGCGTTCGATCAGCTGGCGGCCGAAGTGGTCGTCGAGCTCGAAGCTCTGCCCGGCCAGGAGGTTGTTGGAGCTGACCGAGCTGACGTGCAGGGTATCAAGGGCTTTGAGGATCATGAGTCATCTCTTCTGTTTGATGAGAGGGGCCGGAACGAGCCGGCCCCGTCATCATCAGGCAGCCGTTGCTGCGGTGGCAGCCGCCGCGAAGTCGCCCTTCACGAAGGCCTCGGGGCGGTAGACGGCGAGCGCGAGGCGCTCTTCGGCCAGCACCGTCACCAGGTTTTTGCGGAAGTTCTGGTCGTCCTCGGTCGAGATCTCGACCATGGCGTCCATGCGGTCGAAGATCTGCGCACCGAGCTGGAAGGCGCCGGTCAGGAACTTGCCCGTTGCCATCGACTGCGTGGCGACAACCGGCTGCCCCCACAGCGTCGGCGATAGGTTGCCCTGCGGATTGCCGATGATAAACTGGCCGGTGGTGTCCTTGAGCAGTTCGATCGCTGCCCAGTCCGATGGGTGCAGCACTACGCCCGTCGACATGAGCTCGGAAAGCGCCGTCTGCAGCATGGCGAGGCGGAGGACATCGATACGGGTGACAGGCGCCGGAATCGTGATCGGCGGCGCAAAGGCGGTTGCCTGCGTGTAGACGCCGTGCAGATCGGTGCCAGTGCCGCCGCCGTTCAGCAGCTGGTTCTCTTCAACGAGCGCTAGGCCATAGGTCAGGCGGCCGTCGATATAAGACTGCAGCATCGGCACGTCGTCGAGGATCTGGCGAGTGGCCAGAACCCAGTGGGCGATCGTGGTAACGCTGCTGGTCACGACATCGAACTTGATCTCGGTCTGCGGCTTGGTGGCACCGGCCGTTTCCGAAACGGTGGCCGCTGCATTGGTGAAGCCGGTTTCCTTCACATACTGGACGGCGTTGCTGTTGGTGCGGCCCGGGGTCAGCAGGTCGCGTACCGTCAAGCGGCGCTGGCCAGGGGTGATGATCCCCGGCTGACGATCGGGCATGATGAGGTCGCCGGCCGAGCCGTTGGCATCGGTCGTGAGGGCAGAGACGATCGCCTTGACCTCGACACTGGCGCGGCCGCGGGCGGTCTTGCTGTTCAGGAACGGCTTGATGGTGTCGGACGAAACGACGCGTTCACCGATGGTCCGATAGTCGGAGCGTTCGTCGTCCTGCTTCTTGCGGGCGAGCTTCTGCTCGACCTCGTCGAGGCGAGCCTTGGCTTCATTGAGCGCGGTCAGCGCCTCGTCGGCCAGTTGCTTGGTCGCGGCCGAGAGCTCTTCACCCTTGGCAGCCTTGCCCAGCGCCTCTTCGGCGATGGCTTTTACCTGGTCATGGCGCGTATCGAACGCAGCCTTCACTTCTTGCGCCAACTGATCGGCGCTCTTGGTCTCGGTCATGGGATTGCTCCGTAGGAGGTGGGTTCAGCCGCGGATTTGCGCGGCAAGAGCCGACAGAAAGTCGGTGTTGGACTCACTGCCGGACTCACTCCGGAGCAGCGATTTGAGGCCTTTCCCCGCGATTGCGGTGGCCTGGCTTTTCGAGAACCCTGCCTCGCGCAGGAAATTCTCAAAATCGGATAGCGACGGCATCGTCTGCCCGTCGGTGACGGTCTTGACCGCCGTCACCTTCGCCTCAGTGTTCATGGGCATGGTGACGAGGCTGATTTCGCGAAGATCGATCTTTTTGAGCCGCAGAACGCCGGCCTTGTAGGGGTCGGGAGCCGCACCGCCTTTGGGGATGGTGTAGCCGATCGAGAGGCCGCCAAGCGCCCCGTGCTTCAGCTTGCCGTAGGCACGCTGGGCAACCGGATCGCCGTCCAGGATCAGCTGCCCGCGCACGAACAAGCCGCGGTCATCTTCGAAGATGTCGCGCCAGACGCCGATGGGTTCGCGCTGGTCGTGCTGCCAGAGCATCGGGATGCCCCAGCCTTCGGCGCGGGCCTTGGCGACACTCTCCCGGAATGCGCCCGGTTCGACGAGATCGCCGCCCTGGTCGACATTGCCGAAGGTCGAGGCGTAGCCCTCGAACTGCCCGGTGTCCTGAAGGTCACTGGATTTGAGGGTCAGGGTGAGATGTTTCATTTAAGGGGCTCCGATGGGGCATTCGCTCCGGTTGGCGGCAGGATTCCAGCAGGGGTACCGGCCTGCGCGATGGGTACGTTCTGCATCTGCATGCGGGGGACATCGCCGCCTTCGACAGGCGGCAGGTTTTCAAGGGCGCGGACCTCGTTGATGGTCATCACGCCATTGGTCAGCATCTGCTGGTAGAAGGAGGCCCGCGCAGCGCTGTCACCGCGCAGCAGGCCTTCAAGGTTGAACTCGATAACAAGCCCTGCCTGCCTGTCGGCGGGCGAAAGCAGTTGTTTGGCCAGTGCCTGTTCGATGCGCTTCAGGCGCCGACGCAACGTGAACTTCTGGAACCCAAGGGTCTGCTGTTCGAGCCCGGTGCCCCAGCTGGTCGTCTTCTCGGTGTGGCCGACCATGAACGGCGGCACGCCGAAGAAGCGGCAGACCTCTTCGACCGAGAATGCCCGGCTCTGAAGCATCTGTGCATCTTCCGGGCTGATCGATAGCTGAACCCAGTCCATGCCCCGGTCGAGCAGCATTGGCCGCCCGGCGTTGATCGCACCGGCAAACTTCTCCTGCAGCAGTTCCTCGGCCTGCTTGCGCTGGTCGAGGGTCAGGCTGTCGGCAGTCTTCAGAAGTCCCGAAGGCCGCACCCCATTACGAAAGGTATCGCCCGAAGCGCGCTCGATCGCCTGTGCGAGGCCGAACGTTTGGCGGCCGAACGAGAGGGTCGAGAGCCCGCCAAGAGGGTTGCCGCCGAAGCCCCGGATGTGGAGCATGTTGTCCTGGCTGACGATGCTGCGAATGCCGCCATCCGACCACTCATATTCGAGACTGCCGTCGCGCAGACGGCGAACCGTCATCAATTCCGGCGCGATCGGAACGCTGAGCGCCACCACCCGGCCATTGCTGCCCCGAATGATCTCGGAGTAGGCGTTCCCGGTCAATTCAATGCTCGCGCAGATGAACTCCCAGAAGTCGACTGCGGTCTGGTCGGCATTCGGGCTATCATGCAGGATCCGGTAGAGCGGATGATCGCTCGCAAACGTCCTTGCACCGCCCCGGGTCCGGTAGACCATGAGCGGCAACGAGGCGATCGTACCGGCCAGCAGATTGACACAGGCCCATGCTGAGGCGAGCCCCAGTACCGAGCTGGTCGAGACCACTTCGCCGGTCGTCGCCGTGCGGCCGCCGACGGCCTGCACCAGCCGCGGGTCGGTGAGGCCGATGGAGCGCGCGATGTAGCCGAATGCCTTCTGGAAGAGGTTCATGTGGCCAGGCTCTTCAGCCAGTCATCGATGGAGCCGGTGGTGTCGCCCGCCATTGCCGCCCCCACTGCCATGCACAGCGCCACGGCTGCGTCGATCTTGTTGATGGCTCGCTGCTTGGAGAGCCACTTGTTGTCCCAGCGGTCGGTCTCGGTGACCGCTGACATCATTGCCGAAATAAGGACCGGGTTGCGTTTGAGCCGGATCCGGCCCTCGAGGATCAGTTCTTCCAGGTGCCGGAGCGAACCCGGCATCCAGAGGCCTTCGGTCATTTCGCCCGCAGGTTTGGCCCGCTTGGTGCCACCCTGCGGGTGTTCGACAAAGGCAAGGTCGAGCCCGAGTTCGGCAACTTCCTCCTCGAACCGGCGGAAGGCGTAGCGGTCGTAGGCCACGGCCTCGACGCGGTAGTCGGACACCATTTCGGCCAGCGCCTGCGCGACATGGCGAAAGCTGATGTTCTCGCCGGCCGGCGCATTCAAAAATCCGTCGGCGACCCAGAGGTCGTAGGGCTGCTTGTCTCGCAGCACGCGCGCTGCCAGCGTGTCGCCCGGCGTCCAGACTTCGACCCATGCGTCAAAGCAGGGTTTGCCATCTTTCTCGCCATTGCGCTGGACCGCAGCCAATGCGGTCAGGTCGCGGTTCTGGCTTAGGTCGAGCCCGAGCCAGGTGCTGGCACCTGCTTTTGGCTCGAACTCCGCTAGCAGCGGTTCCAGCGTTGCCCGCGCCATCCAGGCGGTCTCGGCATCAGTCCACACGCAGAAGTGAAGCCGCAGGATCCCGTTCAACTGTCCCGGGATAGCCTTGGCCTGCGCCACGACCTCCGAGAGGTACTGCTCCGTAATCGTTACACCCAACAGCGGATTCGCCTTGATCCAGCAGCTGGGGTCGGTCAGCGGATCATCGCCCTCATCGAGGGCGCAAACATAGCTGAATGTCGTGTCGTCGATGACCTGCCCGAGGAAGGTCGGGTCGGTCACGGCATCGGGGTTGCCAGCTGCCACCCGGACCGCGTGTTCATGTTCCTCCCAGGCGACTGAGTTGCGGTCAGATCCCGAATTGGTGATCATGAACAGCAGCGGATCGCGGCGGAACTTGAAGCCACGCTCCAGCATCTCGATGATCGAGCGGTCGGGCAGCTCGTGGACCTCGTCCGCCAGCACGAAGTACGGCCGCGGTCCCGAGCCGGTTTTCCCCGTATCGCGCGACACCGGTCGGAAAAAGCTGCCCGAGGACAGATGCGCGATGTTGAATTCGCGTCCCGGTCCACCGGAGAACTCCAGCCGCCGTGCCAGGGCCGGTGATTGCCGGACCATCCGCACCGCGTCGCGGAACAGGATGTTGGCCTGCTCCTTCTTGGCTGCTGCCGCATAGATCTGGGCGCCCGCTTCCTTGCAGGCGGTCATCCCGTAGATACCGATGCCGCCTGCGACCGGCGACTTTCCGTTGCCTTTGCCCTGTTCGATGTAGGCCCGGCGGAACCGGCGGCGGCCATCCTTGCGTTTCCAGCCGAAAATCGAGCCAACGATGAATGCCTGGCTCGGCTCCAGCCGAAAAGGTTCGCCCTCGAACTGGCCTTCGGAAAGCTTCAGCACCTCCTCGAAGAAGGCAAAGGCGTGGCCTGCCGCATCATTGTCGAACCAGATGCCGTCCTTGCGCTTCAGATCCGCGATGTGCCGTTTGCAGGCATTGCGCACATGCGGCCCGGCGACGATCTCGCCCTCGACCACCGCCTCGGCATAGGCGAGTGTCCGGTCAGGCGAAGAAGCGGTCGGCGGCGTCCGCGCCTTCTTCTGGCGGCTGGGCCGCGATCCTGCTCCTGGCACTCGGCGTCATCCCGAATTCTGCGGCGTAACGCATCATGTCCGCCGCCGCCTTATTGGCGGTGCCCACCAGCGGGTTCTGGATCGCATTGCCGTTCGATGTCTTGATCATGAGGCCGCCGGTCAGCTGGTCTTTCTCGGCCATCCTGGCGATCGCCCGTTCAGCCTGAACCCAGCGGCCATAGGCTTGGGCGTATGCTGCGAGCGCGGCACGATCGATCTCGGAGAGGATCCCGAGGTTGTAGAGCTCGGTTGCAACCCGGTTCCATTCCTCGACCGCATCAGCAGTCAAGTGGTGGGGCGGTGCCGGAATGGCCGCCTTGGCTTTGGCCTCCTTGCGGTTCAGGCTCCGCTTGCCGGGATTACCCGTGACCAGCTTCAGATGGGTAGGCTTGGGTTTCGTTCCGGGTTTCATCCGTCATACCTTGAGTTTCCCGATGCCGGACGAGCTCAGACGCGAGAGTTCGCAGCGCATGCGCCGCAACCAGGGGGACCACTCCGTTTCCACAAAGTCGAAGCCGGTCCACCCGGTGGGCCAGCCCATCAGCGCCTCGACGAACAGTGGGTTCAAGGTCCGGCGCGTGTCGGAGGAACATTTCCCAGGCATCGGTATCGTCAGGACCTGGCGGCCAAGCAGGCCGTTCACCGGCACATTGGCAAGACTGGTCGACCCATCCTTGTAGTCCCGGGCAGTCGGGGTCATCCACATTCCGGCAGCATGTGTCAGATCCGCACTCTTGCGATTGCCCGCACTCGGCTTGTTCCCGTCGCTCGCCATCGGCGTCGGCCACTGGGCCGCCACTTCCTGCAGGTCCGGTCCGCCCGCACCGCGTTCGGCACGTTTCGAGTTCGGCCCACCCGTGATTGCCTTGGGTGTCGGCCAATTCGTCGCCATCGCGGACCGCAAGGATGAACAGGCGTTCGCGCCGGTGCGGTGCGCCGACTTCCGCCGCCGTAAACAATCCTGCCGCAAGGACGTAGCCCATGCCGACCAGTTCTCGGGCGACTTCGGGAAAGCCGAGGCGCAGATGATTGGCGACATTTTCGAGGAAGACGAGTCTGGGATCGCATTCCCGAATGATGCGGGCGACATGGGGCCAGAGATGGCGCGGATCAGCCTCGCCGAGACGCCGTCCGGCAACCGAGAATGGCTGGCACGGGTAGCCCGCAGTGAGGATATCCACGACGCCGCGCCATGGCCGGCCGTCGAAGGTTGTAAGGTCGTCCCAGACAGGCGCCGGATCCAGGGCTTTGTCTTCCATCCGCGCCACAAGAGTGGCCGCTGCGAAGGCTTCCCGCTCGACGTAACCCACAGTGCGGTATCCGGGACAGGCGATGTGGAGGCCGAGGTCGAGCCCGCCGGCTCCGGCGCACAGGGAAAGTCCGTGCAGGCATGCGTCATCGCGCCCCGGAGCGTATCCGGGGGGAGATAGAGCCATGTCATGCACGTCGTTACCGTGGTTGTTCGCTGACGGTGGCGAAGGTTCGCCCGTCGGCTTCCAGGGTGACGGCCTGGCCGGTGAAGTCCTGCCAGCGCTTGATGATCACGTCGCAATAGCGGGGATCGAGTTCCATAAGCCGCGCGATGCGGCCATTCTTCTCGGCGGCAATCAGGGTGGTGCCTGATCCGCCGAAGCTGTCGAGCACGATGTCGCCGCCCTTGGTGTTGTTGAGCATCTGGTACTCGAACAGTGCGACCGGCTTCATGGTCGGGTGTTCGCCATTGCGTGACGGCTTGTCGAATTCGAGAATGGTCGTCTGCTTGCGATCGCTCGCCCAAAGGTGTCCGGCGCCGTCCTTCCAGCCATAGAGGCAGGGCTCGTGACGCCAATGATAGTCCTGGCGCCCCATCACCTGAGACGACTTCTTCCAGATCAGACACTGACGCACTGTCCAACCGGCATCGCGCGCCGCGCCCCGGAAATTGTAGCCTTCACTGTCAGCATGCCAGATGTAGAACACCGCACCCGGTTTCATCACCATGCTGGCGGCGACATAGGCATCGCGCAGGAACTGGCGAAACTCGTCGTCCGCCATGTTGTCGTTCTGGATGGTCAGCTTGTCCTTGGTGCCGCCCTCATAGGCGACATTGTACGGCGGATCGGTGAGCCACATGTCGACCATCTGACCGGCGGTCAGCTTTTCCATGTCGTCGACACTGGTGCTGTCGCCGCACATCAGCCGGTGCTTGCCCAGCAGCCAGACGTCGCCCGGGGAACTTACCGGAATTTCCGGACGGTTCGGAATCTCGTCGGGATCGGTCAGGCCGTCGGTCTTTTCGGTCAGCAGCTTCGACAGCTCGTCGTCCGAGAACCCGGTCAGCATCAGGTCGAAATCGAAGCCCTGCAAGTCGCCTAGTTCGACCGCGAGCAGTTCGAGGTCCCAGCCGGCGTTCAGCGCCAGCTTGTTGTCCGCGATGACATAGGCCTTCTTCTGGGCTTCGCTCCAGCCCTTGGCGACCAAGGTCGGGATCTGCGTCAGGCCCAGCTTGCGCGCGGCGAGCAGTCTGCCATGTCCGGCGATCAGGCCGCCATCTTCATCAACGAGGATCGGGTTGGTCCAGCCCCATTCGCGGATCGAAGCCGCAATCTGGGCGACTTGTTCATCCGAGTGCGTGCGGGAATTGCGCGCGTAGGGCGTGATCTTTTCAATGGGCCAGAACTCACTGTTCTGGGCCGGCCAATCTTGCGACATGGCGCTCCTTTGGATGAGCGCCGCTGTCGGCGCCGTCAGTCGGCCTGTTCGGCCTCGATTGCGAATTGGGTCACGAAACCGGTCAGGTAGGGCAGCCCCTTGGGAATGCCGGTTTCGCGCGATGTGGTGCGGCTGATGGTCCAGCCCATCCAGCGGGTGATGGCGGCGTCGATCGCTGCCGCAAGGTCGAGACCGGCATGGATCCCGTTATGCACGTCGTCGGCGAAGTGGCGGCCGTGGCGGCTGTCGAGAAAGTCCCGCACCCCTTCGGCGGTGGCGCCGGTGGCCTTGGCAACCGTCGGAAAGGCGATGCTCCAGGCGGCGTCCGCGTCCGTGAACCCGGCGGTCGAGCCGTGGAAACCCCAGGCTTCGTTGCGGGTCGGAAGGTGCGAGTTGGGCATGTCAGTCTCCGTTGTTGGCGGAGACGACTAACGCTCTGTCCGCAGGCACTATCCAGTCAAATAGACAGTTTTCTGTCACTTTTTCGATTTGCACCCCCTGTCGCTAACTCGCGGGTGTGAAAAGTTTGGGCCAGGCGCGGTTTCCGTCCCGAAGGCCTCAGACTTTCGATCCGCCCCCCGGGGGATCAGCCGATCGGCCAGCCATCAGGGCCGGTGCCGACAGTGCGGCGCAGCCCGAACTGCTCGGCCGTGCGATCCCGGTGGCAGTCAGCGCAGAGGCAGCGGATGTTGCTGTCTTCGTCGCTGCCACCCTTGGTGAGCGGAACGATGTGGTCCGGAACGGTGGCTTCGCGAACAATGCCCCTGGCAGCGCAGTCCCGGCAGAGCGGCTCGGCACGTAATCGTCGCAGACGCTGCGCAACTGCCCGACGTCCCCGTTGCCGTTCAGCCATGCGCAACGCCTGAAACGAACAACGCCCGGAAGCTGGTGGGCTCCGGGCGCAGTTCTCAATCCTCTATTTCGGAAGGTCTACAGCATCGGGCAAGTCTGGTCAATTCAAAATGCAGAAATAATACAATAGATTCAGTTTGTTAATTCACTCGGTGAGCGAGTGAATCTAATCACGAACTGTCGCTGCGAATGCGAAACAGGCCGCACAAGGCATCCAGACCATGACTAAGGTTGCTGATGTCTGCCGCCGACCAGTTCGATGCTTCGGCTTCATGGCACACCACGGCATGAACAAGGGTACTGGGCTTGCGACAGATCGTGCCGGGGGCATCGTGATCGGCCGTGCGCAGCATCATGATTGCAGCAGCAGCGCGGCGGCGAACCTTATCGACCAGATCCGGATCATGGTCAGGCGCGCTACCACCGAAGATGCCCTCGTTGATAAGCAGGGCTGTCACAGAGCGCGGCTGATCCATGGGCAGCCCCATGACCGCACGATTGCGGGCCATGATTTCACCGTACATCTCGCCTGCCGCATATTGGTCTGAAGTGATCTTGCCCGCAAAGGCGACCCTGCCTAGCGCCGTGCCCAACCGGTCGTCCTTCGCCTGCCGGGCCGTCACGCCGTAATGGCGCTGCCGGGCTTCGAGCACGGTGGCCACGACTTCACGCTGGGTCTCGCCCACACTGGCAGGGACCAGTTTGCCGCAAGGGTGGCGGCGGCCCGCCTTGCGCTTACGACCGCGAGCCACGGATGATCTCCGGAATCAGTGCCGCATAGCCGATCACATCGATCGGGCCGTCGGCATAATTGGGGTCGTGGGCAAGCCGCGCCAGCTTCAGGTCGATCATGCACAGCGCGACCTGCTGCGCCGTCACAGGCGTGCCGAGGGTGATCGACCAGCGCCGGGCGATGGCCTCCATCTGGGTTTTGGGATCGCCGTAGGCAGCGCCGCGATCTTCGAGCACCTGCGCCACGCGCTTCAGGAAACCGACCGCGCTCACCGGACACCTCCGCGGGTCTGGATGGCCCAAAGCAGGATGGCGATGGCGTCGGCCTCGTTATCGTCGGCGGGAGCAAACCCCTTGGCCTGAACGGCCGCGATGACAGCCGCCTTGTCGGCATTGCCCTTGCCGGCAATGAATCGCTTGATCGTGCCGACCGGCACGCCCTGGTAGGCGATTCCCAATTCCTCGCCCCAGGCGCCAAGCACTGCAAGCAGGCCGCCGTAGATGTGGGCGGCATCCGTTCCGAGGTGGCGTCGGACCTCCTCGAAGTGGACGGTCACGATGGGACCGGCATCAACCTCCAGCTGATCGAGCCATTTGCGAAACCGGACGAACCGCATACCGCCACCATCGTAACGGGAATGCTTGAGGCTGAGGGTACCACTGACGATCGGACCGGTTGCCGGTTGCAGGGCCCATCCGGTGGTGGTCCCGAGATCCAGTGCAAGCATGGTGGTGGCCGGGGCGATCAGTCCCGCAGTTGTTGCAGGGGGGGCAATACCTGAAGGTAAAGCGAGGGTATTCGAAGCCATGATGGTCTCCGTTCGGGAATGTCTGAATGATGTTTGCGGAAGATCGGGATCAGGGATCAGGGCGGTGCGCGCTGCTGTCCTGGAGCGACGGCCTGCGGGTTCCCATTCTGAAGGTGGACGCACACCCCACGGGGTGCGTCCCCATCCTTTAGGATGGGGGTTTCACACCACCTAGTTGAGGCGAACCTGAAAACCGCAGAAAACCGGAATAAATTCCAGTTTTGGGAGTTTCGACCGCCCCTGTTTCCCCAATCTGGGTAGCGCGGGGCGGAACGAAGCCCGGAGCAGTTCTGCAGGGGTAGTTTCGGAAATCGACCCAATCTGCCCACTGCGCAGGCATGCGTAATTGTGCATGGGCGTGCCGGGGCAGTTTGGCAGCTTCGGCGAAACTGCCCCAATCTGATTGCAACGAAAAGGCGCGTATCCGGTGCCAGGGCGATGATCATGCCTCGTCCTCCACCGGGTAAACCCAGATCGAGGGGTTCTCGACCTCGAGCAGCGCACCAGTCTGCGGTGATTTGTAATGGCTGGGCAGAACTGCGACCGGCGAAGTTACGACCTCGCCCGTATTGGGATCCGCGCCCTCGCGGGGGATGACCATGCCCTCAACGCACAGATAGCCGAACCGCGATCGGGATGGTCCGAGGTTGAGTGCTGAACCATCGCGCAGATATTTGATGTAACCCTTGGTCGCGAGCACACTGATCCGGTCGCGGATCGTATCCTTGCCACCAAGTCCGGCCTTATTTTCGTGCACCTCGCAGAACTGGTTGATGGTGTAGAGCCGTCCCGCAGCGGCCTCGTCGAGCAGGATGCCGAGAATGACATCATGCTTGCGCACCCGCTCAGCATCGAGCCGGGCACCTACATCCTTGCGGATCAGCCGTTCGCTGCTTGCATCGATCTCGATCCATTGCCCGCCGCGTTTGTCCACCAGCATCGGACCGATCGCCGGACCATTGCGCAGCTCGATCTCGAGCTTGCGCGCCGGCATGTCCTCGTCCGGCCGGTACATGATGATACCGGACGTATAGAAACCGCGCAGCGCACTGGCGCCGGAAAGCGCCTGGAACGGGTCCTCCGCGACCTGCTTCTTGTTCAGCTTCTTGGTGTGATGGGCGAGGATCACGCCGGCATCAGGGGCGACGGCTTCGCGCAGCTGCTCGACCCGCTGCTGCAGGAAGAACATCATGGCGCTGTTATCGTTTTCGCCGCCGCCGTCAGGCCCGCCGTCAAACAGGTTGCGGATCGGATCGATGCAGATGATGTCCGGCGGGTCGTCCGGGAAATGGGATTTGATGGCATCGACCGCCAGCGCCACACCGCGCTCGTCGAGCAGAAGCCGCAGCTTTGGAGTGACCACCAAGTTGTCACGAGCGGCGGCAATGACGGCGGGATCGATCCGGATGGCCTGCAACCGCTCGCGCAGATAGTGGTACTGGATCTCTGCCTGGAGGTAGAAGATCCGAAGGGGGCGAGGCGGTGTGAAGCCAAGAAACGCTACGCCCGCAGCCATGTGCGCTAGAAGGCAAATCAGAAAATCGCTCTTGCCCACCTTGGGGGCGCCACCGAGCACGAGCAGACCGCCGGGTGTCAGAAGCCGGGGTGCGACGATGTCAGCGGGTATCGGGCTGGCGTCATCCAGCAGCGCGCCAAAGCTGAAGGCAGGCATGTCTGCCCGGCGTGCGGTTTCAGCAGAACGAAGCAGCGGCGGACCATTTCGCTCGACATGCAAACGCCACAACCGATCGGATTCCGCCTTCAGGCGATCGAGCGGCCAGCTCGGCCGCAGCATTGCGGCATTGTACTGGCAGATCGCCTCCCAACCTTCGTCCGGGCTGATCCGGCCATCATGGACCTGGCGGATATAGTGACCGATGGCGGCGCTGGCGCCCTCGAACCGCGACCAGACATCAGCTCCGCCTTCATGGACAGGCGTCGTCAGAACATCGGCGAGAGCAGGCTTTCCGGGCGATGAGGCAGAAGCCGCGCCAATCCCGGGCATGGGCGGCATGGCCGAAACCATCTCGGCAAAATCAGCAAGGTCCACTTCACGTTTGGCGGCGTGCTGCAGGATCTGCACGATGCGCTGGCTGCCACCCTTATGGTAGATGGTGCCCGGAACACGGATCGGCTGGTGCGCGGAGCGGAAATGGGTGTCGCCGGCCACCTTGGCGGCAATGGCACCGCGCAGAGCGCAAACCTGCTCGACGTCAGCATCGGTCGCAGGCTCCGAGAGTTTCCACCACACGTGGAGCTTGTGCGCGCCCTCGGGCGTTCGACCGCCGCTTTCCACGATCAGAGTGGGGTCGCCCAGATGCCGGGTCAGGTAGGTGAGCTTGGCACCGATATCGCCGGTGTCGATGTCGACGACGATCGCCTGCATGGCGGTGATATCGGCAGACTTGGCCTGACCGCTCTCCGCCACCGTGCCCGGGATCACATAAACCGCCGCACCTTCGCGGCCTGCCCAATGGGCAAAGGTCGTGAGCTTTTGCGGCGCGGACGCATCCGCATCGATCCAGATGTTGTGGGGCTTGCCCTCGATGCCCTGACCTTTGTCGATGAAGCTGCGGACCGGGATCAGGCCGTCGCAATAGTCGAAGACGACGTCGAAGAAGGCAGCGATCTGGGCCGGGTCTGGCTCCAGGAACAGCTCTTCCAGCGATGCGGCATCATTGAAATCTCGCCATGGATTGAAGTGGACGATGTTGTCTTCGGTCACTGGGGCATCTCCCAGCAACGGACGGCCCACGAACAGAAGCGGCACTCGAAATGCTCACGTGTCCGGGTGAAGCGCGGCAGCAATTCTCCGGCGTCGGTGGCTGACAGGATGCGCACGGCCTTGTCGCTCATGCGCTGGGCCAGATCTGCATCGAACGGGACCAGTTCGTGGTGGAGCTCGGCCGTGTCCTTGTTGATCGCCGTGAACAGCGCTGGCGCGGCCGAAATCCCCGGCACGCTGCCTTCCATATAGGCTTGGTAGAGCGCGATCTGGGCGGCATAGACCGGCTTCGACAGCACGACACCTTTCGACACCGTCTCGCGCCAATTCTTGGCGTTCATGGTCTTGCATTCCCAGAGCGCAGGGACACGAAGCCCAAGTGCTGCAGGAGCCTCGGCGATGATCCCATCGACGTGACCGCGCAGGCGCCCGCCGGCGGCCGAGAAGCCGAACTGCTCCCCGTCCGGACGATTGCCTTTGCGGGTGAACAGATCGAGGCCGGCACCACGCAGCCAGGCTATGGCGAGGTCTTCCAGCGCGTGACCCATCGCGAAAATCCGCAGGGTTCGGCCCGAGAAGTCCGTATTTTCGTCCTTGGGCGTGGCTGTGAACTCAAACTGCAGCGCGCGTTCGCAGGAAATTCCCACCCGCGAGCCGCCGAGATAATCCCGCGGGCTGCGCGCAGCGTTGTCTGCCACGAGATGGCTATCGACGAGGGCGTTCAGACGTTCGCCGAATGCAGGACGGTGATTGAAGTCCAACATTAAAACGGCACCTCCATGGGATCGTCCACGGCCGCCTGATGCATCGCGGTCTGGAACCCATCGATCGCGACGGTGATCAGGCGGAGCATCTGCTCCTGCGACCATGCGGACGGAGGGGAGTGCCAGCCGATCGTGTCGATCAGGGCTGCGACAGGTTGCAGCGTGGCGCGGATCGCGGCCTCTTCCTGGGCGGTCAGATCAACCATGTCCTGCACCTTGCGCGCCCGCAGCCAGAAGAAGCGCTGGCAACTGATTGAGCAGAACCACACAGAGGGGCCCGAGCGTTTCGTGCGTTGCGGGCCCGACCAGCCGAAGCCAGAGGTTGGACGAAGGCAGACAGCACACAGCAATCCGCGTGGATGCCAGCACCGCAGTCGCTTTTCGGCAGAGGGCGATTTTTCCATGGGTAGTGTCCATCACGCCGCCTCCCGCAGAGCATGCGGATCCGCGCCCATCACGAGGCCGCGGATGGCTGACTGGTTGAAGCGGAAGGAGAGCAGCGCGGAGGCGTGGTAACGCGTCAGGCCGTAGTCGGTCCGATAGGACGGCGGCAGGAAGGCCAACTGCTTGTCGGTCGGCGGTTGCCGCAACCAGCCACGGCTCTTGTGTGCGGACTCGTCGCTCTCATGGGTGTTGAGCCAGTCGTCGGCGGCAGCGAGGCAGATGCTGCGCTCACCCATGGCCAGAAGATGTGCAGATTTTTTGGGCTGACCGCCGATGCCGTGCCAGCGACCGTTCAGGAAAAAGACACCGGCCCAGGCATGGAAGCCATTGGCGACGAGTGCGGCATCGTCCCCGAACAGATCCACCCATTCGAAGCTCGACCGCTTCAACAGGTCGATTTCGGCCATGATGAACTGGCTGAGCGGCTCGGCTGGGTCGTGCGCCGAGCCTTCCCAGATGTGACCGCACAGAGGACATTCGGTAACGGCAGCCGGCACGACAGCGCCGCATTCAGGGCATTCCTTGGTTGGCGCATTACCGATGGTTTGCTTGCCATCGAGATCGACGTCCTGCTCGAGCGAGCCGTGGATCAAAGTCGACGTTCCGAAGTCGAGGACGATGCAGTCGGTCTTTACGATGCCGGGATATTCTTCCGGGTTCACGGTGCGCAGGCCACGCCCGATCATCTGGATCATGGTCGATTTGAACGAGCTGGGGCGAAGCAGGACGACGCAGGAGGTCGGAGGATGGTCCCAGCCTTCGGTCAGCACCGCGACATTGACCACCACCTGAATTTCGCCGGCATCATAAGCGGCTAGGGTGGCACGACGGGTCGCGTCATCCAGATCGCCATGAACGACTGCTGCGGGAATGCCGTTTGCATTGAAGGCGTCCGCCACATTCTCGGCATGACTGACGGTCGAGCAGAACACGACCGTCTGGCGGTCGCCGGCCTTTTCCCGCCAATGCGCAATGACCTGGTCGGTCACGGGCGCCTTGTTCATGATGGCGTCGACCTGACCCATGTCGAAATCGGCAGCCGTCTTGCGCACCTTGCCGAGATCTTCGCGAACCCCGACGTCGATCACGAAGGTGCGCGGGCGCACGAGATGGCCCGAAGCGATCAGTTCCCCCATGCGGATCTGGTCCGCCACGTTGGTGAACACCTCGCGCAGTCCCTTGCGGTCACCGCGGTTGGGCGTGGCGGTGACACCGAAGATGCGCGCCATCGGATTGAGGTGGAGGACGCGATCAATGATGCGACGGTAGCTGTCGGCGACCGCATGATGCGCCTCGTCGATCACGAGCAGATCGACCGCTGGCATGGCGTCCAGATTGGCCGGCCGGGAAAGGGTCGGCACCATCGCGAAGGTGACCTGGCCACTCCAGTTCTTGGTGCCAGCATCGACAACCGAGGTGGTCATGCCCGGATTGACCCGGGAGAATTTGTCCCGGTTCTGGTCTGTCAGTTCATCGCGATGGGCCAGGACACAGGCCTTGGCGCGGCGGTCGCCGATCATCTGGCCCGCGACCGCGGACAGGATAATCGTCTTGCCCGTACCGGTCGGAGCCACACCGAGCGTGTTGCCGTGAGTGTCGAGCGCAGACAGGCTGCGCTCGACGAAAAGGGACTGTCGGGGACGAAGGATCATGGCGTGCTCCTCACTGTGCCCAGGCGGGGCGACCGCCAGTTGCAGGTGCCGTGGCGAACTGGGGCGATGCCGCCGGCGGCGCGGCCGCGACCGATCCCATCAACGCCGCATATTCGCGGTGGTCCGGGGTAACGGCGGCGCGAATGTCATTCTTGTCATCGCCATTGCTGTCGGTGCCGACATCGATGCGGGCGATGAACTCCAGTCCGTCGAGGTCGCCGAAGCCGCTGATGCGGCGTGCCGCCTGGGCCTGCGGGCTGTTGTCCTTGTCGGAAATCCCGCGCGCCGAGTTCAGCATCGAGCGCACCAGGCCGCGCCCAATATTGGCCCAGTCGGGCCCCTTCGGGCTGTAGAGCCCGATCATGCCGAACACCTTGCGCTTGGCGAAGGGACCTTCGAGCACCGTATATTCGATGTTCAGATAGACCGATCCGGTCGTGCCGCGCGTGGCATAGCCGCCAGTCCAGCCCTGGCTCGGATCGTCGTGGCCGCCGGGCCGGATGGTCATGCGGACCTTGGCGAGAGTGCCCTTGGGGATGATGTTAGAGGTCTGTTTGGCGTCGTTGAAATCGTTCCAGCTACCCATGATGGGTCTCCTTGTTCAGGTCAGTTTTGGGGGGATTGGGTGTTGGCTGCCGAGACGTCGGGCAGGCCGAATTCCAGCCGGTCGCCGGCGGGTGTCACGGGACCACGGATCTTGGCCATCAGCCGGCCAAGGTGCGGTTCCTCGACCAATGCGAGGCGGCCTGACCGGTCCTTGGCCGGGTAGGACCAGGGGTTGATCGTCTGGCAGATGAAGGCACGCGAAGCGTTTCCGGCGTCGTCGTTCACCTCGGCCATCGTCAGGACTTCATCGACGATGCCCGGCAGTTCGAGGCCAGTCTTGGACCCGTCGATCTGCGGCTGGAAAACCTTGCGATTGAAGTCGTCCAGCTTCTCGTCAAGGATGCCGACGAACCAGACATTCCTGGTCCGGGTGTGCTGCAGGTGAGTGAGCCAGGCGATCATTTCCCGGCCGTGCAGACCATAGGCGCCGCGCATGTCGGGCTTGCCGGTCTTGTCGGAAAATGCCTCGGGCTGGCCCTTGCACCATTGGAAGCACAGGCGCCCGGCAACCGTGATCGAGTCGATGAAGACTGTCTCGTAGCGGTCGATCGCTGCGGCATCGCCGAACCGGGCGCACACCGCATTGTAATGCGCCTGGCTGTAGACCTGATCGTCGCGCAGTGCCGGGTTCGGCCCGCCGATGAACACCGCAAAGTCCCGGCATTCCTCCCAGGTGCGGGGACGGATGCTGTCGCCGCTCCAGCCCTCAATGGCGAGGTCACCTGCCTCAAGGTCGAAGAACAGGGTCGTCGTTGCCGGAAGCGTCCAGAGCAGGCTGGTCTTGCCGATGCCGGATTTGCCGAAGATCACACCCTTGATGCCGCGGTTTTCCGCGAGGCGCTGATCCGCCGAAATGATCGGGAGAGTCATGCTGCGCCCTCCAGCTTGAGCTTGAAGCTGGGGGAGCCGTTGCGCACCGTCCGGGCGGTAGTGAAGGCACTGCGAATATGGCTGGGCCAGGCTGCGAACTTGCGCTCGGAGACCTTGAAGCTGATGTCGACATATTCGCGGGGATCTTCGCCGTCCGCCTTGATGCGCTCGACCAGCTGGGCCAGCTCGAACTGATCCCAGTCGACCCTCTTCGGCAGGTCCGCGACGATCGTCACGTCACCGTCAGCGAAGCGCGCGGCGCCAAAATCCTTACCGGCATCGCCGCGCGCCTGCGAAGCACGATCGGCATATTTGAGGGCAAGCGCGCCATTGAGCCAGTCGCTGGCCATCTTGGCAAAACGCAGGCGCTCCTCGATCTCCTGCTGGAGATGGGCGAGCACCTCGGCCGGAAGGGCGACGATCTCGCCCACGGCCATGTGAACGAAATCGTCCAGGTTGATGTGGTTGGGGATGGTCATGTCGGCCGCCCTCACGCCACGACCGGCGCATCAGCGCGGGCGGTGTTGTGCCGGGCCTGGGCAGCTTCGAACGCCTCGACATCTTCGAGGCGATAAACGACGCGACCGCCGAGCTTGATGAATTGCGGGCCTTCGCCCGTCCACCGCCAGCGCTCGAGCGTGCGGTGGGAGATATTCCAGCGATCAGCAAGATCGATCTGGTTCAAATGCCTGAGTGACATGAGTGTAACTCCGTTGATGCGCTCTCCCCATCATCCAGCTTCCTGCTGGCCCTTGGGGATGCGCGCATTTTCAACGGGTTACGCGGTATCCGATATAATCAGCCCCGATCTTTCTTGTGACGTGCGCCAACGAAAAAGCCCCGGATTCTGGGGCTCCCACTGGGCTAGTTGTGACATCTGGCGGCGTATGGCGTGACGGGAAAGACTCAGGCTTGTGATGTAGCCGCGCCTTCGACCTGAATGTCACCTAACGAGATTTCACGGCATTCCGGATTCAGGCGATAGCCAGCGCGCTCCTTCGTCTCGATGAAGGTGTCCTGATCCACTGGGATGCCGAGCATCACGGCGAGCGGATCGAGGGCCTTGCGCAGCCGCCCCAGTTGTTGGCGCATCGATTGCTCGCTGATGCCAAGCTGGTCTGCCAATTCGATTGCCGGCAGGAACGGAACATCCGCTTTTTGTCTCTTTGCATTCCGAAAGTTCTCGATGAGCACCTCGACCACGCGAAAATTCGCACCGTCCAGATGATGGCCGCCCTGGAACACGATGTGCTGGCTGTTTTCATCCAACGCAAATTCAAGAACTGGGGTGCCGAGGCGATCCATGAACGCCTTGGCCTGTGCATCGTAGTCTGAAGCCGCGACCGCTTCTATGTGTCCTCGATTGAAGCAGGTTGCCAGCAGAGAACCCGGCGGAAGCTCGTTTCGGTACAACGGCCCTATGTGCGACGAAACTGCGGCGGTGATCACGTCCTCGACCGCCTTCGCGTGGCGTTGGAAAAGGTCGAAAATCCGATCACCAGCATCACCGGTCGTCAGACCGGGAAAGTGAGCCAAGGAGGACACGACCTCTGGAAAGTCTACGAGAAACCGTTCTTTCGTTGTCGTGGCAATTCGCTGAAACGTAGAAACATAGCCCAAGGCCATGCGCAGATCGTCGTCAGCACTGCGATCTGCCAGAAGGAGGTCACGCATGTAGTTTTCGGATGGTTCATGGTCGGCCATGCCGGCGGCAAGAACCGCAAAGCGTCGGTCGATGCATTGCGAACAGACCCCGCAGTGCTTCTGCTTCTCGGTCCAGATCCGCGGCCGCGTACAGCTAACGGTCTGCTCGAGCATGTCGGCGACCCCCGCTTCGGCGATTTTCTTTGTTACCTCCTCTTTCGTCAGCCACTGCAGAGGTGTCTGGATTTGAATCTGGCGGTGTAAGAGCAGTGAAAACAACGACTCCAGTCCGCGCAGCACTTTCGGATGTGTGGTACGCGTGGCGCGGCCACCCACCACATCACCCGACAACGGCGGATTGATGCTTACAACCCCGTTCTCGTAAAAACTAAAGCTGTCCTTACCGGACATCCTCGCCACCACGAGCCCGAGGCAGGCAAACAGGAATGACCGTGTCCGCTGCGTGAATTCGCGCGCCCGTACATTCTCATTGCTGACCCATACCGGTATGTACGAAACCTTCTGCCCAAAACCCCTCTGTCTTAGGCCTTCGATCAGGTTTTCCTGAACGGCGCGGATCTTGGTGGAGGAGTAGTGCCCAACGAGTGTGACCGACTTCCCGCGAGTGATGATGTCGTTGACGGTTCCTGCAAAGGAGTCGACACCCCCGGAGAATAAGGAGACCTCGTCGTGCTCGGCGGATGCGTCGATGAGATCTGAAAAGTACAGTTCTCCCGGCTGGAACGGAGCTTCGGTCTTTCGAAAATCAAACTCGTAACTGTCATCCGACAGGAAGCCCAAGGTTTCCCCTAGGATCTTGTGAACCTCTGGGTCCTGCCAGACCTCAATCTCGCGCACCGGGATAGAAAACCGTAGGCTTCGGCGCCAGTTCTCTCCGAAATTCGTCAGCTTGTCAGATCCACGGATCAGACGCTGATCCGCGCAATATACGTAAGCCGCCACCTCGAGCAGGTCGATCAGCAGATCGGGCACATTCCCGAGCATTGTCCGGCTGATATAGTCGATGCGCAGATTAACGTTCTTGGATGGCCCATGGACGTCCAAGGTGATAGCCTCTTCGGTAGAGGGCTGAGACACTCCGCATTCAATCAGGAACCGTTTCACGGTGCCCCCTTCCTCATTTCAAGTTCGATCCGCATTTTCTCGACCGCATGGGCTGAGAACCGACGGACGTCAGCCTTCGACACCTGCTTGCCGTCCCTGTAATGGTTCTTACCCAGCCAATCTTTAGCGAATGCGCGCATGATGAGCGCCGACTCTTCGCAGTGGCGACGGATCGCATCGTTGAAGGTTCGGAGATCGTGCACCGATTTGGCGACCCGACCGGCACCGACCATGTTGTGGAGATTACGGTCGACATAATAGTGAATCACGCGTTCGACGAAGTTCGCGTAGAAACGATGAGCCAGCGCCGCAAATTGTTCGGTTCCCTTAAGTGCCGCGACCGATGTACGCACATCAACCGCTGTTGGCGTCCAAAGTGTAGGCAACGATGCACGCATCGCCTCGCCCAGAGCCGACAGGCCGGCACGGCGCGCGATCTCGCCAAGGTCTGTGGCTCCGGAATGAAGTCGTCTTTGGACCGTCTCCAAAGCTCGGTCGTAACCTACAAGCACATTTGATTGCGAGGTTGGTGCCAGGTCCGCCATACCGAGTTCTCCAAGACTGGCTGGAAAATCATCGGAGGCGACCGCCTGAGGCATTCTGACAAGAAGCCAAAGGGCCTCAATGAATACGTCGTCTTTTAGCGCGAGTTTTAATGCGTCCCGCCCGACTTCGGTGACTTGGTCGACAAGGTCATCAGTCGGAGTGCCACCATCAACCAGAAACTTCACGATGTCCGGCAGAAGGCGGTATGCTGGAAGCTTTCCAAGACGCTGATGTCCCACCGCGCACCTAGCCTCGAATAGATTGCGTTGGCTGCAAACAAACATTCAGCCAAGGAATTTCGCCTGCTCTGAACAGCTTACTCACATCCTGCCCCCTCGCACAGCTGGCGACCGCGCGGACCTCCCAGCCTCGCCTCATCGGATCACACACAGATGTTCTGATTTCGTTCACGAAATCAAAAGAATCAAGTGGAAGCGTAACGCGATAGAGCTCGCGCCTTCTAATGATTTCGCTTCTCTACGACAAATATCTGATAATGCTTGTTTATATGGGAATACCTCGCTTACCGTCTCGCTATTCCCACTCTATTGCGAACGGTCTCCATGTTCTCCGATACATCCGGCCCAAATGGGCTTTGCCCCTCCAAGATGTCGGCGGACGCCCGGCTGTCAGAGTTAGGCCGCATCGTCGCCGCCGGCATTCTGCGCATGGCCGACAAGTCCAGTCCTTTATCTTCCGCCAGCGGAGATAGTTCTCTCGCAATCCTGCCGACCAAGAGCGTCAGTCGTCCCCGGGCAAAAGCCCGGAATGGAGGACGATAATGCACAAACAGGATGACAATGCGCAGGTGCTGGCCATGCTGGCGGCGCTGAAAGACATGTCGGTCAAACAGCTGAAGGCCGAATGGGCAAAGCTGTTTGAGACAGAGGCGCCCAACAACAGCCGGTCGTTCCTCGAGCAGCGGCTGGCCTACCGGATCCAGGAGCTGACGTTTGGCGGCCTGTCGAAGCCGGCGCGCCAGCTGCTCGACGCGCTGGCGGACGAGGTTGAGGGCAAGAAGGTCAGGAAATCGGTGATCAGCGACCCGCGCAACCCGGTCATCGGCACTCGGCTGGTGCGGGAATGGAACGGGACCGAACACGTCATCACCGTGCTGAAGGACGGGTTCGACTGGCAGGGGCGCCGCTACAAGTCGCTGTCAGCCATCGCTCGGGACATTACCGGCACGCAGTGGAATGGCTATCGCTTCTTTGGCCTCCGGGAACGGAAGGACGCAGCATGACCGACATGGCACCCCGGCGGCGTCTGCGCTGCGCCATCTACACCCGTAAATCCAGCGAGGAAGGGTTGGACATGGAGTTCAACAGCCTCGATGCCCAGCGCGAGTCCTGCGAGGCCTATATTGCCAGCCAGCGTGCCGAAGGCTGGGCGTGCATGCGCGAACGCTATGACGACGGAGGGTTCTCGGGCGGCACGCTCGATCGGCCGGGGCTGAAGGCCCTGCTGGAAGACGTCGAGGCCGGCCTGGTCGACGTCATCGTCGTCTATAAGATCGACCGCCTGTCACGATCGCTGATGGACTTCGCCAAGCTGGTCGAGGCCTTCGACCGCAACAACGTGACGTTTGTATCGGTGACGCAGGCGTTCAATACCACGACCTCCATGGGCCGGCTGACGCTCAACATCCTGCTGTCGTTTGCCCAGTTCGAACGCGAGGTCACCGGCGAGCGCATCCGCGACAAGTTCGCCGCCAGCCGCGCCAAGGGCATGTGGATGGGCGGGTTCGTGCCGATGGGCTACGATGTCGTCGACCGGAAGCTGGTGATCAACGAAGCCGAGGCCGCTACGGTCCGCCACATCTTCCAGCGGTTTGTCGAGCTGGGATCGGCGACCGTGCTGACCCGCGAACTGGTGGCGAAGGGCACCCTGAACAAGCGCGGCAAGCCGATCGACAAGGGGTTCCTCTACAAGCTGTTCCGCAACCGGGTCTATCTGGGCGAGGCCGTGCACAAGGGCACCAGCTATCCCGGCGAGCATCAGGCCATCATAACGGCTGAGCTGTGGGATCAGGTGCACGCCATCCTGCAGGAGAGCCCGCGCCAGCGTGCGGCCAACACTCGCACCCAGACCCCGGCACTCCTGAAGGGGCTCATCTTCACCGATCGGGGCATCGCAATGACGCCTACGGTGACGAAAAAGGGCAGCCGGCATTACCGATACTACACCTCGATGGACGCGATCCGGAACCGGGCGGGCGAAGGCACCGACAGCTTTGTGCGGCTCAATGCGGGCATGGTCGAGGGCGCCGTCGTTCAGCACATCCGGTCGATGCTACGCATGCCAGAAATTGCGGCGCGGGCCATGGAGGCCGCGCGGCGGACTGCACCGGACATCGACGAGCAGGATGTGGTCACCGCATTGTCGGGCTTTGACGGTCTCTGGGAATCGCTTTTCCCGGCCGAGCAGGCACGTATCGCCCGGCTGCTGATTGAGCGGGTCACAGTCAGCGCAGACGGCCTTGCGGTCGATCTGCGCACCGAAGGCCTCGGATCGGTCATCCGTGAAATGGTCACCCCGAAGCAGGAGCTGGCAGCATGACCGCGCCCACCACCATGCGGGTGTTCATCCCGCTTGAGCTGCGCAAGCGCAATGGGCGGCCGAAGATCGTGCCGCCTGCCGACATGGTGCCGGACACTGGCGGGGTGGATCCGCATGTGCTGAAGGCGATCGCCAAGGCATGGAGCTGGCGGCGGAAGCTGGAAAGCGGAACATTGGCAACCATACAGGACATTGCCGAGATCGAGAGCATCTCGGACCGCTATGTCGGTCGAATGCTGCGGTTGGCCTATCTGGCACCCGCCGTGCTGGACAGGCTGCTGGTAGGGCGAACGCCACCCACCGTGTCACTCAAGGAGATGGCGGCAACCGCCGAACTGCCATGGTCCGAGCAGGTTTCAACGGTGTTTGCGCAGGAATGA